GCCCGCGGGACGTGGCCCATAGCGTCCACCTAAACACCCGCAGCTTTGCCAAGCACAAAGCTTTGCAAGAGTTCTATGAAGGCATTATCCCGTTGGCCGATGGCCTAGCCGAAGCCTACCAAGGCCGGCATGGATTGGTTGGGCCGATTGCCATTCAAGGCACCAAGAAAGCCACCAACGTGACCGAGTTTCTGCAAGACCAATTAAGTGATATTGAGACTGCGCGGTACGTTGTCTGCGATAAGACCGACACAGCAATCCAGAATTTAATTGATGGCATTGTGGAGCTGTATTTGTCCACACTATACAAACTTCGCTTTTTGTCCTGAGGTAATCCACTATGCCTTCTGTAGCATATGCAAAATATACCAACGCTATTGAGCCAATGCTCAAAGGCGACAACGCGGGGACCGCCGCTTGGAAAGTGGCAAATGATGCAACCGCCGCAAGACCCAAGAATTGGAGCGTAAGACATGGATATTTTTAGCACAAACCGAGGATCAACGCTTGATTCAATCTTTGGTTATTTCATCCGCAATCCAACTAGCGCGGTTAATGCGTATGGCGATGTGCGTATGGTTGGCACGCCTGCTTTGCTTACAGGAACTACCGCAGTGGCTATCGGCGGCAGCACTGCTGCCAACGACACGCATTTAATGCGAATTACCATTAATACCGCGCTGGCTGGCACGCTCACCATTGTAGGTTTTGAAGATACCGCAGGCGCCGCGCAAAGTTGGGTTTATCCAATTGCCACTGCCGCCGGGTCAATTGAATTGGGTCATGCGCTAAACACAAAAGGACAGCTCACCATGCAATTGAGCAGCGCCACAGATAACAACCGAATTCTAGTTCAAACAAGGCCGGTATAATGGCTTACCTATACCCGCCGGGAGCCCCCGCTCTTGATTTAGTTTTGACTGGAGGCGCAACCGCAGCGCAAGCCGCAATCACAGCAGCGGGATTTACGGGTGGTTCGGGCGGATCGTTTGATGCAACGCTTGGTTATAATGGAGGCGGTACGGGGTGGCGGCAATATTCTGGCAGCAGTGCACCGTGGGCGCCAACAATGAACGCTGCAACTGAGTTTACTTTGCTGTTGCAAGTACGCAGATCTGACATTGCAAAATGGGTAAGCGCCACAACAACTATGGCGTGCGACAGCGAAGGGCGACAGCCAACTTCAGATGAATACCCAATTGGGTTTGACTCTGGAGCTAGTCTGTATTACGGCTGTGGGCTAAATTACCAAAGTGGTATAGCTGGACCTGGGTCTTCTTTATCCAACGTTCAGTTTAATTTTAATGCCAGTAATAACCTCAATAAAGCCGTCACAATGACCCTTAACAGTCATTATTCTAACTATTACGATGACCCCAACGGGTTTGTTGAAATTGGGTGGTCGGTCACTGCGCCTACGGCAGCGGCAGTTGGAAGCTACACGCTACTTATCGACGGTTATCCAATGGCAACCGAAACAGTAGCTGCTGGAGCTAATTGGCAAAACGCTTTTGTCCGTGGATCGTTTGGAAGTAACAATGGCTCGTCTTTTTTTAACGGTTGGATTCGACGAATTAGAATTTACCCAAGAGCTGTAAAATGGAATTACAATTTATTTCCAAAAATTGGAATTTTGGGCGACAGTTTTGGTCAGCGTGGAAGTAATCGAGACAACGCCGTTACCGACTCGGTAGTAGACATTTTGGCGGTTCAAAATGATTTATCAAATACGGTATTGTTAAACTCCGCGCCAAACACTCAACGACATTACAACAGCACGGCGTCTCCAAACGATTGGATTTTTATTCTTGAGCGATGGTGCCTACGCGCAGGTTTGCCGCCTTTTCGAGTTTACAACGCAAGCAAAAGCGGCACGGGATTTTATAGAAACCCTTTGCCAGCAAACTATTTAACCGCGCTTGCAAATTGGAAACCTGAAATTGTTATCTGGAATTTTTCAGTTAACGACGTTGACGGCACTGGCTATAACCCGCAATTACAAATTACTGCGGCTAAAACAATGATTGATTCGTTTATTGCGGCGACTCCAACTTGCCGGCGTATTTTTCTTTGCCAAACTTTTCCTGCTAAAGCTCCGTTAAGCAGTTGGACAACGGCAAATAACGCGGATATGACCGCGTTAACCGCTGCTCAAGCGGCTGCCGGCTTTGACGGGTATTCAAACGGAATTGTTAAATTTATTCCGGCATACACTTTGTTAGGCGGGGCAAATTACGATACACGGTTTAATCTTGGATTTTACCCAAACATTCCTGCTGGGACGGCAACTAACGACATCCATCCTGGTGGGTTTGGAATGCTTAAAATGGCTGAAGTTATCTGGCCTTACCTTTACAACGAAATTAGCGGTAGATCGCCGTAAGGAAAACATCATGTCAGCAGGATTAAAAACATTAACCTCCCGGCTGGGATACCAGCAAATTATTTCGGTTTCTGCGTCTACTGCATTAACTGTGCCGACTACTGACGTGCAGGGCTTATCGGCTAGGCCGACTATGGCGCTTATCGCAGTGGAAACGCAGGGCGTGCGCTGGCGTGATGATGGCGTAGCGCCAACTAACAGCGTGGGCATGCCATTGGCTGCTAATTCTCTTTTTACTTATGACGGTGATTTAACTCAGATTCGGTTTATTGAGCAAATCGCCGGCGCAAAACTTAACGTTAGTTACTACGCCTAAATGAACATTATGGATTTAGAAGCTCGCGAAAAAGCTGCTGAAGATACACAAATTAGCTTAATGTTTCAGGCGTTATCTCTTGTTAAATTACAAGAAGCGTTAAATGCCCGCGAAGGAAAGCTGGAAGAAGGGCTGGCGGCATTGGCAGCTGGAAAAGCTGCCCTTGACGCTCGCGTCAAACTATTCCAAGCTAAGGCAGCACCACTAACTGCATAACCGTACCGGTAAGGTTAACCGGGGATTCTAAGGAATCATTTCAATGGCTGACGACGAACTATTAGCGGAGATACCCGCGCCGGAACTGACGTTAACGTCAACGCCAGAACCCGAAGAGACGGAGACGGAAAGTCCGAAAACCTTCACGCAGGAGGAATTGGACTCGATCGTAGGAAGACGCTTGGCGAAAGAGCAGCGTAAGTGGGAACGGCAGGCTGTACCGGCGGCACCAGTAGCGCCACCTGAAGCTGACCAGTTTGATTCTGTAGAGGCTTATGCAGACGCATTGGCTTTACAGAAGGCCGAAGAACTGGTTAAGCAGCGGGATGTTAAGCAGCAGCAGTCCGTTTTGGTCGAGGCATATCACGACCGGGAGGAAGAAGCGCGGGGCAGGTATAACGACTTTGAACAGGTCGCTTATAACCCCAACCTTCCGATCACGGCAGCGATGGCCGAGACAATCCAGTCGTCAGAGATAGGGCCGGATATGGCCTATTACTTGGGGGTTAACCCCAAGGAAGCTGACCGGATTTCCAAGCTAGCGCCTTTTATCCAAGCGAAAGAGTTAGGTCGGTTGGAAGCAAAGTTGCTTTCAGAACCGGCCACCAAAAGGGTATCGAGCGCGCCAGATCCAATATCTCCCGCGAAGCCTAGGGGAACTTCATCCCCAACGTTTGATACTACTGATCCGCGCAGCATCAAGTCGATGACTGCGACTCAGTGGATTGACGCCGAACGGCAGCGGCAGGTGCGAAAGTTTGAAGCGCAAAAACTTCGCTAATTTTTTAGGAGAACCTAAGTGAGTAATTCACTTCTAACCATTGATATGATCACTCGGAAGTCTCTCGAGATTCTCGAGAACAACCTAGTAATTACCCGCAACGTTAACCGTCAGTATGACGATAGCTTTGCCGTGCAGGGCGCCAAGATTGGCTCCACCCTGCGTATTCGCCTGCCCGACCGTGCGTTAGTGACTGACGGTGCGGCTCTGCAAGTCCAGGACGACAACGAGCAGTTCACGACCCTGACGGTTTCTACCCAGAAGCATATCGGCATGAACTTCACGACTGCCGAATTGACCATGCAGTTGGATGACTTTGCCGACCGCGTGCTCAAGCCTCGCGTTAGCCAGTTGGCCGCGAGCATTGATGCGGACGTGGCGAATGCCTACAAAAGCATCTTTTCCTCTGTTGGCACGCCCGGCACGACCCCGGCGACCTCGTTGGTGCTCTTGCAGGCGCAGCAGAAATTGAACGAGTATGCCGCAGGCATGAACCCGCGGTACGCGACGGTATCTCCTGCTGCCAACGCTGGCTTGGTGGAAGGTATGAAGGGTTTGTTTAACCCGGTCAGCACCGTGTCCCGCCAGTTTAAGAACGGCATGATGGGCGATGGCGTGCTGGGTTATGACGAGATCAACATGTCTCAGTCTATCCTTCAGCACACCGCTGGCACCCGCTCGCTGACTGACACCATCCTCGTCAATGGCGCTGTGTCCACGCAAGGGCAGGCTACCATCAGCATTGATGGTGGCACTGCCTCGGCAACGGTAACGGCGGGCGATGTGTTCACGATTGCTGGCGTTAATGCGGTTAACCCGCAGACCCGTCAGAGCACTGGGTCGTTGCAGCAGTTTGTGGTGACGGCGGCGAGCACGGCATCTAGCGGCGCCTGGACTAACATTGCAATTCTTCCCGCGATGTACACCTCCGGCAACGCCTTGGCAACGATCGACGCCTTCCCGGCTGACAATGCGGCGGTTACGTTCATCGGCACTGCTTCCACGCAATACCCGCAGAACTTGGTCTACCACAAAGACGCCATCACCTTCGCGACCGCCGACCTCCTGCTTCCGCAGGGCGTTGATATGGCCTCGCGTCAGGTGCACAACGGGATTTCCTTGCGTATCGTGCGTCAGTACGACATCAACAACGACCGTATGCCTTGCCGTATTGACGTGCTGTATGGCTATTCGGTTATTCGTCCCGCCATGGCCTGCCGGCTCTGGGGTTAGGAGAATATTATGGCAATTCAAAGTGTCGGCGGCGGCTATCAGTTTACTGACGGCAACCAGAACGAACTTCCCATGGGCACGCAGGTCGCGCCTCAGACGGCAACGGTAACGGCTACCTTATCGGTAGCGCAGGTTACCGGCGGGCTGTTGGTGGCAACTCCGGGTGCTGCAACTGCAACTTATACTTTGCCCACCAGCGCGTTGATTGACGCGCAGATGGCTAATTTAAAAGTTAACAGCACCTTTGGTTTGACAATCATCAACCTGACCGGCGCTACTGGTGTTATCACCATGGCAGCCGGCGCAGGGCAGCTGACCGTTGGGTCTTTGACTGTTGCGCTTAGCTCCTCGGCGCAGTTCCTGTTCCGTAAAACGGACACCGCCGCGTACACGGTCTATCGGGTAAACTAGAGAGCCGGGGGGAGCAATCCCCCCGTTTCTTTCCAGTAGGAGTTTGATGTGCAGCGATATACCAATTTCATAGCATCGACAACTGCTACCAACTCAACCCTAACCGTTCTCTCCAACGCTAGCTGTGTGGTCTACATTGCCGGCACGCTAGGCGCTGCGACCCTTTACAGCGACAACGGCGTCACGCCGCTAGCCAACCCTTTCTTATCCTCAGCCACCGGGCGCATTGACTTCTACGCAGCCAACGGGCGGTATGACGTAGTCGTGTCTAAGGTGGGGTATTTGACTGTCACGATCAGTGACATCGAACTCGACGACCTCCTAGCCTCCTCTGGCAGCAATAGTGTGGGCTATCTGCCTGCCGGCACCGGCGCTGTTGCGACTACCGTCCAGACCAAGCTGCGCGAGAGCGTGAGCGTGTTGGACTTTGGCGCAGATCGAACGGGGGTTGTCGACTGCACAACGGCAATTGTAAATGCCATTACGGCGGCACAAGCGACCTATAAATCTGTTTACTTCCCCGGCGGAAAATATCGAATCACAACGGGCGGAATAACCGTCGCAGGGGTGGCGCTTATCGGGGCTGGGGTTCCAGAATTTGGCAATACTTACGATGACAACTCATCCGTTTTCTTGTTGGACTCGACAACGGTCACGCCATTTATTCTTGGGCTTGGGTGGAACATTAGCGGGCTAACGTTTTTTTATCCAAACCAAGACGGCACCGCAGCAACCCCAATTGTCTACCCGCCACTGTTCACGGGTACTTATGTGGCCGGCGGCGTCATGAACAACTGCACGGTGGTTAACGCTTATCAGGTGTTTAAGTTTACGTCTGGCACTGCAATCGGCGATTTTAGAATTAGCGAGTGCCGGATGTACGGCATTGATAAGGTGTTTTGGTTCCTTCAGGGCGCGCCCGAAGTAATTAACGTCACCAATTGCATGTTTTCGTATGGGATCTATACCCCGGCTTCAACGCCCAACACATACCTTAAAAATTACACCACGTTGAGTGGTGAATTTTGCAGAATTGACGTAGCGGCCTCTTCGTACACAAAAGTTGATGGATTCAACCTTAACGAATCGCTGGTATTTGGCTACAGATACGGAATTCGAGTGCTTTCGGGAACGCTTAACGTCAGCACGATCAACAACAATTGGTTTGATGGGGTAAGCACCGCGCTGTCCGTGGAAACGCCGGGAATTATTGCTAACACTCGGTGGATTGGTAATTACCACTATGCGCTGAGAGTTGGTTTTACCGATACAACATCCCCTACCATGTTTTTTAGCGCGTCCGGCGGCGGCGGCAACTTGTTGGTCTCAAACAATGATTTTGTTTGGAGCCAAGGGCACCACATTCAATGGAATGCGCTGTCATTTGTTGACGTAAAAATTACAGACAACCGCTTTAAAAATTGGGGCAAAGACGCGGTAAGCGCGCCGACCAGTTACTACGCAATCAGCGCAACGGACTCGGCGCTCAATGGGATTATAGGGTTAAATAAATTTCAACCGTCTAGTGGGGTCGTGGCGCATAATAGAAACGGAATAGGAATCGGAAACGCTTCCGACATTGCAATTGTTTGCAATGAGTTTGACGACTGTTATCTGCCTGTTTACCTTATTGCTGCAACAAAAGTTCGTTTAATTGGAAACGTTTCCAGCGGCACTTCTTTCAGTGCGTCTTTGCTAAACTCAACCGCTGCCGGCGTTTTGCAATCAAGTGCAAACCGTTGGGATAAAGCGCCCTCAGGCCCAAGCGGCACGCCATCGTTTAGCGCCAACGGTGCAACTCAAACTTTTAACGGAACCAAAACGCAGGCGGTGTTTGCAAACGCTGAACCGTTTGACCGTGACGCTAATTTTACGTCCAGCACATTTACCGCGCCGTCCACCGACGATTACGAGTTTAGCGTCCAGCTAAACAACACCGTTGGTGTCACAGCGGCAGATATTTGGATCCTTACAATCGAGCAAGCCGGCAGTGTTGCCGCTAGTTTTGCAAGCACGGTTTACGTGCCTGTCAATACTGCAGGTTCTTCGCCATTGCGTTGCTCCTGCGTTTTCAGTTTGGTTGCTGGCGATACCGTGATCGCCTATGTGACCCGCAGTTCCGGCGCTGGTAATTATGTTTCGATCAACAATGCGGCCTATAACACGTTCACCGGGGGGCGAATCCCGACATGACCAACCTCCAGCACCTAGCAATCGCCGTCCTCGTCCAGTTCTTCATCGGCCTAGTCACCGGCAACTGGTGGGCCGGCGCTGCACTGGCCTCTGGCATCTTCGCAGGCCGCGAACACGCGCAAGCGGAGTACCGTTGGATCGAGCAGGTTGGCCAGCACAAACGGGCCAACATGAACCCGTGGGACGCGCTGGACATCAAGATGTGGGACTTTCATAGCTGGTTCTGGAACCTGTCGCTGCCCATACTGGCAGTCGTTGCAATCGCATGGTGGCCTAAATGACTATTATTGTACCCACTAGCAGCTTTAGCACGCCGGTTACGGCTGGCGACCAGATTAACGGCGCGCTACGCCTGCTGGGCCAGTTGGCCGAGGGTGAAACACCCTCGCCTGAGACTTCCGCTGACGGTTTGCTCGCGCTTAATCAGATGCTGGACTCGTGGAGCACTGAGCGCCTGAGCGTGTACAGCACGCAAAACCAAATATTTACGTGGCCGGCTAACACCATTAGCCGCACGCTCGGCCCGTCTGGCGACTTTGTGGGCAATCGCCCCGTGCAGCTAGACGATTCGACGTTTTTTAAAGATGCCTCTACCGGCATTTCGTACGGCATCAAGATAATTAACCAGCAGCAGTACGATGGCATTGCGGTTAAGACAGTGACCTCTACTTATCCGCAGGTTATCTGGCTCAACATGGACTACCCGAATATCAATATGTTCATCTACCCCGTGCCAACGCGGGCGCTGGAATGGGCTTTTGTATCGATAGTCGAGTTGGCGCAAGCAACTTCGCTGTTCACGGTGCTGTCGTTCCCACCAGGTTACATGCGGGCGTTTCGCTACAACCTAGCTTGCGAGTTGGCGCCGGAGTTTGGCGTTGAGCCGTCACCGACCGTGCAACGCATTGCGATGACCTCCAAGCGCAACCTGAAACGTATCAACGCGCCGGATGACATTATGAGTATCCCGTACAGCATCGTGAGCACGCGGCAACGCTTTAATGTGTTCAGTGGCAATTACTAGTGAAAAGCCCCATTCTTGGCCAGTCCTACGTTGCCCGCAGCATCAACGCTGCCGACAACCGGATGGTCAATCTTTTCCCTGAGGCCACCCCAGAAGCCGGCAAGTCCGCCGGGTTCCTCAACCGTGCGCCAGGACTACGCCTGCTAGCAACTGTTGGCACAGGGCCTGTGCGCGGCTTGTGGACGTTTGGCGGCTATGGCTATGTGGTGTCGGGCAGCGAACTCTATAAACTGGACACCGCGTATGGCGCGACCCTGCTGGGCACCGTGTCTGGCAGCGGGCCGGTCAGCATGGCCGATAACGGCACGCAACTATTTATCGCCTGCAACCCGCTGGGCTACATCTACAACGCGGGCACCAATGTGTTCGCGCAGATTAGCGATGTGGACTACGCCGGCGCACTAGCGGTGGCCTACCTTGACGGCTACTTTGTGTTCAACCAGCCGAACTCGCAGATTTTCTGGATAAGCGTGCTGCTGGACGGCACCTCAGTTCAGCCGCTGGACTTTGCCAGCGCCGAAGGCTCGCCGGATGGGCTGGTCACTTTGATCGTAGACCACCGCGAACTTTGGTTGTTCGGCACCAACTCGGTCGAAGTCTGGTACGACAGCGGCAACGCTACCTTCCCGATCGAGCGCATCCAAGGGGCGTTCAACGAAATCGGCTGCGCTGCCGCCTACTCGGTTGCCAAGCTAGATAACGGGATATTCTGGCTAGGCTCGGACGCCCGCGGCAACGGGGTCGTTTACCGGGCGAACGGCTACACCGGCCAACGGGTGTCCACCCACGCGGTGGAGTTTGCTATCCAAGGCTACGCCGACCTGTCGGACGCAATTGCTTACACCTACCAGCAGGAAGGGCACGCCTTTTACGTCCTGATATTCCCTAGCGCAGGCGCGACATGGGTCTATGACGTAGCGACCAACTCATGGACAGAGCGCGCCGGCTTCGCGGCTGGGGCGTTCACCCGCCACCGCTCGAACTGTCAAATGAATTTCAACGGCGAGATTATCGTGGGCGACTTCGAGAACGGCAACGTTTACGCCTTCGACCTAGACGTTTACGCTGACAATGGCGCCGAACAAAAGTGGCTGCGCTCGTGGCGTGCGCTGCCATCCGACACCAACGACCTAAAACGAACTGCTCAGCATTGCTTACAACTTGACTGCGAGACTGGCGTAGGCTTGTCGACCGGACAGGGCAGTGACCCGCAAGTGATGCTCCGCTGGTCAGATGATGGCGGCCACACTTGGTCGAGCGAGCACTGGCGCTCAATGGGGCCAATTGGTGCCTTCGGCACACGCACTATCTGGCGCCGGCTTGGGATGACCACCAAGATTCGTGACCGCGTTTACGAAGTGTCCGGCACCGACCCAGTAAAGATTGCTATCATGGGTGCTGAACTGAGCGTTACCGCGACCAATGGCTAACCCCACCAATATTCCAGCCCCCCGCGTTGGGTTTATCGATCCGCGCACCGGGTTGATGGCGCGGGAGTGGTATCGATTTTTCTTCCAACAGTTTGAACAGGTGGGCGGCGGCGCTGGGCTAACGCACAATGTCCTCACAGGGCTACAGGGGGGCGCTGGGGGCGCGTACTACCACCTAGGGCTAACTGACTACACCGGCAACGGTACAGGCACGCTGGTGCGCTCTACGTCGCCTGTGTTGGTTACGCCAGCGTTGGGGACGCCGACTAGCGGCATAGTGACCAATTGCACCGGCTCACCCGCGCTGGTTATCACCAACTGCACCGGCTCACCTACCCTGGCAGCGCCTTTGCTAGGCACGCCAGCGTCCGGGGTTATTACCAACTGCACTGGCAGCCCTACGCTCGATATTACGAGCTGCACCGGCTCGCCTAGCCTCACGGCGGTAACCGCTACCGGCAATATCCGCATTACCGGCACCGGCAGTCTGGGTTATAGCACCGGCTCGGGCGGCGCAGTCACGCAGCTAACCAGCAAAACCACCGGGGTCACGCCCC